AAGGTTTATAGATTTTGGAGATGCTGAGGGAGCATATTCAGGAACTCGTTTTATAACTATACCGACAACAGAAAAGTTAGATTTGAATAGGAAGTAGAAATGATTCAATCTCAGATTCTCAACTACGTATTAAAGTCCAAGAAATTTAGTTTCTTGACTATAAACAATTTTACAGTGGAGTATTTTGATTTATATGAAGAAGAATATAAATTTATCGTACTTCACTATAAAAAATATGGAAATGTTCCTGACAAGGCAACATTTGAAACTAAATTTCCAGAATTCATTTGGATAGAGGTCGCAGAATCTGAGGATTTTTTAGCTACAGCTTTAAAAACTGATAAGTTATTTAACGAAACTTCTCCTGCATTGAATAACTATATTAAAAAGACAGTTGAAAAAAGAGAAGATGCTCAGGAGGCTCATTGGGAGTTAAGAACTAAAATAAATCAATTAAGTTGTAATATCTCAATCCCTGTTAAAGATTTAGCTCAAGATGCTGAGGAGCGTTATACTTTATGTGTTACTAAAAAAGATGTAGCCAATGACCAGTTAATTAAAACCAATTTACAAGAATTGAATGATTTAATCTATGGTTGGTTAAGGGGTGAGGATTTAATAATATTTCAAGCCCGTCCAAACCAAGGAAAATCTTGGATAGGAGGTAAGTGCGCTTTAGATGCGTGGTTAAATGGCGAAAATGTTGGGGTATTTACAGGAGAGATGTCTCACAATTCTGTATTTTATAGAATAGATACATTGTATGGACACTTCTCCAATACAGCTTTAAAATTAGGAACTTTGAGAGATATTGAGGGGTATAAGACATATATTGAAAATTTAAAAGAGCGTAAAAATAGATTCATAAGCGTAGACAGAAAAGCTTTTGACAATAGAGCAACGGTTACGAAGTTTGAAGCTATTATAGAAAAGTATGAATTAAACCTACTTCTTATAGACCAATTGTCATTTGTTATGGACGAGCGACGGCAGAAGGGTGAGCAACGAAAAGATGAGTTAGGTCATATAACAGATGACCTGTTAAATTTATCAATTCGCTACGGTATACCTATAATCGCTATTAACCAATCTAAACGGGGAAGTACGAAAACTGATAAAGAAAAGAATGCAGAGATTGATGATTTGGCGGAATCAGATCAAATAGGTCAAAATGCTACACGGGTGATATCTATTAGACAAACTGGTGAAGGTTTAGAGCTTTATAAAGCTAAGGATAGACACTTTGGTAAAGTCGGAGAATCAGTGGTTTATAGATGGAATATTGATGCAGGAGATTTTGAGTATATTCCTGGATCAAAAGATAGAGAAGTGGCAGTTAGACAGCGAGGAGATATAAAACACGGAACTGATGCTTTTTAGGAGGAACTATGAAGAAGTTTTTGAAAAATAAAAAATGTAAAGATTGTGGGCAGAAGAATTTGGAAACGTATGGTTATCTACCTACTGGCCCAAAAGGAATTAGATGTTCAAGTTGTAAAAGTACAAGGTTAGAAGAGGCAAAATGATTAAAGTAGGAAATGCTCAAATACTTACTCCTCTAATTGATATAATTACGGAGCTGAAGACTCAACTATCTGCGGCTGGGGTGGAGCGTTTTTATAAAATAAAAGAGTTACACTCTGATGTAATGGTATCTTGTCCTAACCATGCTTCAAAAAGAACTGGAGAGATTGGACAAGAAAGTAAACCTTCTTGCGGTATCTCAAAGGTTGAAAAAAATGGATTACCGGCAGGCTATGTAAACTGTTTTTCTTGCGGGTATAAAGTACCTCTGTCCGAAATGATTAGCCATTGTTTTGGGCATGATGATGTTGGACGTTTTGGGGTAAATTGGTTATTAGATAATTTTGTTAGTATTGAATCTGATAATAGGGTTCCTTTGCAGTTAGTTCCTGAACGTCAATTTATGCCAAAAGAGAAGAAACAAATTAATTATGTCACTGAAGAGGAATTAGATTCATATAGATTTACCCATCCTTATATGTACAAAAGAAAACTAACCGATGAAATTATAGAAAAATTTGATATTGGTTATGATAAGAATACAAACTGTGTTACTTTTCCAGTCTGGGATGAAAAGGGAAATTGTTTATTTATAGCTAGAAGAAGCGTTGTGAGTAAATTTTTTAATTATCCTGAAAATGTAGATAAACCTTTGTATGGACTACATTTTATTCCTAAGAATGTAGAGTGTGTAATAGTAACTGAATCCATAATTAATGCTTTAACGTGCTGGGTTTACGGACATCCTGCAATAGCTTTAATTGGTACTGGATCTTTTGCACAAATGGAAATGCTTAATAAGAGTCATATTAGGAAATTTATTTTAGCATTAGATCCAGATGAAGCCGGTTATAAGGGCACACTACGCATTAGAAATAAAATTGATAAAAGAAAAGTATTAACTGAATTTGAAATTCCTATAGGAAAAGACGTAAATGATTTAAGTAAAGAGGAATTTGAAAGTTTACCAGAGTATTATTTAACACAGCTAACTAATGATGAGTATAAGAAATTAGCAGATAAGACGAAAAACGGAGCTAGGTAGGTGGATTCTTGTAGTATGCCCTGTGGAAAATATAAAAAAGCAATTAGTAGGATTGATACCTTACAAAAAGAACTTGATATTTTAAAAATTAAAATAAAATCTTGTGCTATGTGCCAAGTTAGACAAAAACTTGATGAACAGGATAGAAAAAAATTAGAAGAAAACAGTGTAAATACTGTTACTGATTGAATTTAAAAAGTTTACAAAAAGTTATTTACTTTTATTGTTTTATATGTTAGTATATTTTTACTTCAATAAATAAATAACATTTTGATTGATAGTTAATAGGTAAAAAGGAGTTATAAAAAATGTCTCACGGATTTGAAACAGACTCAGATACAATGTTTTCTGTAAGGAAACGTCCGTGGCACCAGTTTGGATCTATTATTGAAGATGCGCCTTCAATAGAAGATGGAATTAAATTAGCTGGGCTGGATTGGCAGGTAAAGTTAGATGATTTAGTTACCCCAGATGGTATTAAAGTATCTCACAAAGCTGCATACAGAGAACTTGATGGAAACAAACGTATTTTAGGAGTAGTGGGAGGTAACTATGTACCTCTTCAAAACATAGAAGCGTTTGAGTGGTTCCAACCTTATTTAGAAGCCGGTATGGTTTCTTTAGAAACAGCGGGTTGTTTATTTGGCGGTAAAAAAGTTTTTATACTTGCTAAAATAAATCAAGAAGTATTAGCTGTTTCAGATAATGATATAATCGAAAGATTTGTTCTTTTATCAAATAGTCATGATGGAACAACATCGGCAAGAGTAGGGTTTACGCCAGTTAGGGTAGTATGTAACAATACACTTAAAATGGCTGAAGAACACGAATTAAGTCAATTAATTAGAGTTCGACATACATCTAAGATATTGGATAACCTTCAAGAACTTAGAAATATTATGGATATAGTTAATATTAACTTTAAGACCACAGTCGAGCATTATAAATGTTTGTACTATACAGATATTAATAGCGCTGACTTGGAAAAATATGTTCAACAAGTCTTTTCAGTTAAAGCTTATGATAAGATGTTTGAAGATCAAAACCTTGATGAACAAGAACAAATTGAACAAGCTCGTACAAAGTTATTAAACAGGGTTGAGGAAATTTTTGACTTAGATCCTGCCAGAGGAACTATGTGGGGCGCCTATAATGCGGTACAGGGCTATTTACAGCATCATAGGGGGAATGAAAAAACATCAGAAGATTCAAGATATAATAATCTATGGTTTGGAGATAGCGAAAGGCTTAATAGAAAAGCCTTACAGGTTGCATTGGACTTAGCCGATTAGTGCTTATGGTTTTAAGGATACAGACAGCAAACTTCTGTTTATTTATTTCTACCATTTGGAATATGACAAACAACAAAATGTATCCTGTTATTTTTAAAACAATTAGGAATACGAACAGCAAAAAATTCTAAAAACCTGACTGAAAACTGGGAAATAAGAAAAGTATTCCGAAAATAATTTTAAGAGTGCTTGCAGCAAAAAAATTAATTTTTAATCACTTTTTTTGGGAAAAAGCAAAGATGAAAATAAAGGCACTCTGATAAAAAACAATTATAAGGATAGTCACAGCAAACAAAGATATGTTGTAGGTTCGACTCCTATGATACACGCCTTAGTGTATTTAGCTCAATGGCAGAGCAATCGTCAGATACTATCCTGTTCAAATTTAATTTAAGAATACTTGCAGCAAATTTTTAGCTTACGTTTGTCTAATCACAAAAGGTCGTTGGTTCGAGTCCAACCTTATATCGAAAGATATATGTAGCTCAGTTGGTAGAGTTAATAGCAAAAAAGGTATTCTGTATAAATTTTATAAGATTACATACAGCAACATTTTTGGTTGAAGGGAACGCCTAAGAACGTGAACGAGCAGGTTCAAACCCTGCAAGGTAGTCTGGAATATACTAAGAGAGGACGTGTTTTATGAGTATGTTATTAAGAGCTATGACAAGAATGAATAGCCACACAGCTAATGGAGCTGTGACTAATTCTACAACCTTAAACCCTGTTTTGGATTTATTTTATTTATCAGGGGCTTCGAGAGGTTTGTCCGAAGCTGATATTATAGGAAAGTTTTCACTGGCTTATAATACAGATAAAGAGTTGACTATGAGGTTGCTATTTTGGGCAGGTGACATAAGAGAAGGATCTGGGCAGAGAAGGTTTTTCAGAATTTGCTTAAACTGGTTATGGAATACTTATCCTGAAACTGTATTGGCAAATATAGAAAATGTACCTTTCTTTAATCGGTTTGATAGCTTATTTACTATAAAGCATCCTAAGGTGTATGAGTATTTATACGCTAAACTTAAAGCTAAGGATGGTTTAGCTGGTAAATGGATGCCTCGTAAAAAACAATATAATAATTTTGGGGATGCCTTCAGACGTCATTTTAAAATGAGTTTGAAATATTACAGACAGCTTATTGTTGAAGCTACTAACGTAGTTGAAAATAAGATGTGTGTCAGAGAGTGGGGCGCTATAAACTATAGCCACGTTCCTAGCAGGGCATTTAAAAATTATAGAAAAGCTTTTAAGAAAAGAGATGAAGCTAGATTCGATGCTTTCATATCTAAAGTAAATAAAGGCGAAGCTAAAATTAATGCCAAAGCTATTTTTCCTCATGATATTGTTAAAGAGTATATGAATAATAGACGGGCTAATATTAAAGGGGCTGTAAACGCCCAATGGAGTAATTTACCTAATTTAGTCAAAACAAATGAAAAAATACTTCCCGTTTCTGACGTATCAGAATCAATGTATGATTCTTTAGGAAGTATTCATATTTCAATAGCTTTAGGAATTTATTTCAGCGAAAGAAATGAAGGTGTATTTAAAGATCACTTTATTACTTTTAGCGAAAAACCTCAAATACATAAATTAACCGGAACCGTTTGTGATAGAATAGATCAAATGGGCAAGTTGATAGGATACAACACGGACTTAGAAAAGGTATTTGTAGTTCTTTTGAATGCAGCGACTTCACAAAATTTATCTCAGGAAGATATGCCTGATAAAATATTATTGATTTCTGATATGGAATTTGATAGTTGTTGCAGAAATAGAAGTAAGAGTAATTTTGAAAATATAGAAGAGTTATATAGAAGACACGGTTATAAGAGACCTGATATGATATTTTGGAATCTTAGAGCTAATAATACTTCTAACTTCCCGGTTCAAATACACGAAAGTGGAACAGCTTTAGTGTCTGGTTACTCCCCTAACGTATTAAAAAACGTTATGAGTGGAGCTTTAAATCCTGAGCAGGTTATGCTCAAAACATTAAACGATGAAAGATATAACGTAGTTAAAATTTAATAGATAGTAAAGGTAAGTGTTTAGGAAAGCGAGGATTAACTGTGGTAAGAGTAGCACGTGGAGATGCTGAGCATTATAAGTCTTTTGATTATGATTATTTTCAGCTAAAGCAGCATAATGACGCTGCCGAAGTAAGGTTGCTGTATAATGATCCTGAAGAAATTCAGTATGATGCTGTGCATAAAGTAGTTATAGACCCTACTACTAAAAAAGAAAAATGGGTGGATTGTTTAAGAACACATACTGATCCTGTAGATATGTGTCCACTTTGTCAGTCAGGAATGCCTGTTCAATTAAGGTTATTTTTACAGCTTTTTGTAATAAATAAATTAGTTGGAGCAGATGTTTTACCTGTAAACAGACCCGCAATTTTTGAAAGAGGAAAAGGATACGGTGATGTTGTAAGCACTGGTATTAGAAGAGCGAAACTTCCTCTGGTAGCTAACATATTTGAAATTGTTAGAAGTGGCGCTGCGAATAGTAAAGAAACAACATACCCATTAACTTTACTGCCTGCAGATAAACCAGATACCACTACTTTAGAAGATTGTGGAGAACCTGTAGAAAGAGAAAAACTTATTCTAGTCAAGACAGCCGATGAGATGAATTTTTATCTCCAGCACGGTTATTTTGAAAACAATGATGCTGAGCAGGGAGCTGGTTCTCAACCGCCAGTCCAGAGGAGAATGTCAGCAAACAGGCAAGCGCCATCGTCGTATTAGGGTAAGAACAGTCGGAGATAATTTATGGGCTTCATGCAAGTTCCTAGTAATCGTTTTACTAGGGAGGAAATAGCTAGGATGTCAAATAGAATAAATGCCAAGGCTAAACCTGTAATAACAGGAAGTCGTAAAACTGGTAATACGCTAATTGACAGAATAAACAACATTATCAGCTATGTTGATAAAGTATTTCCGAACAAAACGGAATATGAGCTAATCAAATCCGCAGAACAACTTGAAGCCTATATTGACAAGGCTATTAGTGCAGGGCTTTACGCTTTTGACTCTGAAACTAGTAGCCTTGATCCCTTATCTTGTGACGTAGCCGGTTTTAGTTTATATGTCAAGGGGCAGAAGCCAGCTTATGTTCCTATAGGACATATAAACTATATAACCGGCGAAATGTTAGATAATCAAATGCCCGTTGAGATAGTAAAAGAACAATTAATTCGTTTACTTGATACGCCAGTCATTATGCACAATGCTAAATTTGATATTCGTGTTATTAGAAATAAATATGGTATAGACTTATCTCAGAGTTTATATTGGGATACAATGATTGCGGCGCATTTATTAAACGAATTTGATAGAAAAAGTTTGAAGTGGCAGTGGAATAATTATTGTTGTAAAAATCCAGATGAAAAATCTATGGACTATGATACACTATTTGACGGTCTTCCGTTTACTCAGATTCCTATACACGCTGGTTATTTATATGCTGCTAAAGATACTAAAATGACTTTTGATCTTTTCGAGTTTCAACAACCCTTTTTAGTAGAGGAAGCTGCTGAATGTAAGCGTCAAAAATTAGAAAAATTAGCTAAATTATTTCATGAAGTTGAAATGCCCTTAATAGGGGTAACGGCTGAGATGGAAGATAATGGTATTAGTTTAGATTTAAAGATAGCTGAGGAATTATCTATTGACTATCATGCTAAATTAAAAAAGGCTGAGGAGGAGTTTTATCAGGCTTGTAATATACACAGTAAACAAATATCTGAGTTTAAATTAAAAAATCCTAAGCATGGTTTAGAGTTAAAAATAAATTATAATAGTCCTAAACAGATTGCTACTTTGATTTATGATGTGCTTAAAATAGATCCACCGGATAAAAAAGAACCGAGAGGGACTGGGGAAGAGATTCTGAAAAAAGTTAATAATCCTGTAGCTAAGTGTATATTGGAATGTAGAACAATAGCTAAATTATTAGGAACTTATATTGATAAACTTCCTGGAGAGTTACATCCTAAAGATAGTAGAATTCATGCTAACTTTAACCAAGTGGGAACAGATACTGGTAGGTATAGTTCTGATGATCCTAATTTACAAAATATTCCTTCAAAAGATAAAAAAATTAGAACTATGTTTATTCCATCATTAAACTGTTATTTGATCTCTTGTGACTTTTCACAACAAGAACCAAGAGTACTGGCTCATTTTAGTCAAGATGAAACTCTCATAGAAGCCTACATACAAGGTAAAGATATTTATGCGTTTATGGGAGAAAAAGTATTTAAGGTAGCTTACGAGGATTGTTTAGAAAAACGAGCAGATGGTACTACTAACCCAGAGGGTAAAGTTCGTAGAGATAAAATGAAGGTAATAGTTTTAGCTTTAATGTATGGTTTAGAGTTGAAATCCTTATCTGAAAGTTTAAAAGTAACTATAGATGAAGCCAGAAAAATTAAAGAATCATTCTTTAAAGCTTTCCCTAAAGTTAAAATTTGGATTGATAAGCTATTAGATGATGCTCACAAGAACGGGTATGTTGAAACAGCTTGGGGCAGAAAAAGAAGATTACCCGATATGTTATTGCCAACATATGAGTTTAGTTATATAGAAGGTAAAAGAAAAGATTTTGATCCTTTGTTTGATTCTTTAATGGAGAACAGTGATAATATTTCAACAGAAGTGGATCCTTATTTGATAGATAAATACACAAATGCTCTAGTTAAAGCTCGTGGTTTTAAAGAAGTGAATAATATTAAAGAGTCAGCTAAAGCCGAGGGTATAAAAATTAAAGACAATTCTTTTGTAATAGGTAGAGCAGAAAGGCAGTCAAGAAATAGTCCTATTCAAGGTAGTTCAGGCGATATGGTTAAAAATGCTATGGTTCGTTTGAGCAATTTAAAAATTCAAGAAAGATGGATAGATCAAGGCAAATTAACAAATGTAGTAGAGCTTGAGGTTTATAAATTAGCTAAAGAATTTAAACAATTAGGTGGAAAAGTATTATTACAGATTCACGATGAATTAATTTGTGAGGCTCCGCAAGAACACGCAAAACGTGTTGCCGAAATAGTTTCTCAAGTTATGATTAAATCAGCATCCTTGGTAATCACTGTTCCGATGAAAAGTGATATTGAGATATTAGATCGTTGGAATGGGAGTAAGGTAGCATGAGTATAATTTTATATTTTGCAGGCAAACAGTGTGAAGAGGCTATTGAACATATCCGAAATAAAGGCGGGCATAAGCTATATAGTCAATACACTGAGCGTAAAGATATTGAAGTATGGAAAGATAAATATTTAAGTCCTAATAATAATTTACTGATTGATAGCGGGGCTTTTACGGCCCACACAAAAAATAAAGCTATTGATGTAAATGAGTATATTGGATATATAAATTCTTTTACTTCTCCTGATGTGTTTTTTGTTCAATTAGACCACATACCTGGAATATTTGGTATGCCGAGAACTAAAGAACATGTTACTGAATCTGCTGAAAAAAGTTGGGAAAATTTTATCTACATGGTTGATAAAGTAAATCGTCCAGACAGGTTGTTACCCGTGTTTCACTTAGGAGAAGACTTAAAATATTTAGAGCGAATTCTTAATACTCAATTTAATGGAAAGTATTTAGATTATATAGGTTTTGGGGGTTTAAGTATTCGGTCAAATAGGGATAGAGATGTTCATTTAGAGAGGGCTAAGCGGGTTGTTAAGGGTAGTAAAAACCCTAATGTTAAGGTTCACGCCTTTGGTGTAACAACTTTTAAACTATTAGAGAAATACCCTTTTTATAGCTGTGATTCTTCCACTTGGATACAAAATTCAACAATGGGTTCTATAATAACCCCTAAAGGTGGATTTGTTGTAAGTGATACTAGAATTAAAGACCCAGCACACGTTTGTAATATGCCTAAAGAAGTTTATATTGCTCTTGAAAACTATGTTAATTCTTTAGGTTTTGATTTATGTAAGTTAAGAAAAGACTATAAAGAAAGATTAAAATTCGATATTGAATACTATATAAACAGAGCGAAGAAGTTTAAATACAATACAGAGTTAAGTAATAGACCAAGATTTGTAACGGAGGTACACAATGTACAAAATTAGAAAAACTTTTGAGGTAGCCGGGAGTCATAAATTAGATTTAAATTATGAAAGTAAGTGCCAAAATCAACATGGACATAATTGGCTCATTACTGTTGAAATATCCTCAGCATATTTAGACCAAAACGGTATGGTTATAGATTTTGTGAAACTAAAGGATATGTTTCAAAGTAGAGTTCATAGTGTTTTAGACCACAAGCACTTAAATGAAGTGGTAGACTTTAATCCTACCGCAGAAAATTTAGCGCATTGGGTTTTAGATGCTATAAATCAAGAATTAACTATAGGTGGTTACACTCCTATAAGATGCACAAGAGTTATAGTTCAGGAATCAAACAATAACGAGGCAGAGTATTCGCTATGATAGAAATTAAAAAACAAGAAAACGGTAAATGGAAAGTGGAATGTGATTGTGGTTTATTGGAGTATGAAACAGAACAAGAGCCACAGGGTTGTATAAGATGTAGATACTGCGGAAGTAAGAGTTGCGGAGAATAGTATGAAGGTTGTTGAGATTTTTAAGTCTATAGAAGGTGAAGGCAAAAGAATGGGGTATATGACCACATTCATTAGACTAGCTGGTTGCAATTTAAGATGTAGCTATTGCGATACAAAATACGCTCAAACGGGTTATGATGCAGTTGAGATGGATCCAGCTGATATTGCAAGTAAAATAGAAACAGACTGTGTAACTGTTACCGGAGGTGAGCCTTTGATTCATCCTGATATGGAAACACTGCTTGCATATTTGATGGAGACAAATAAGTTTACTAATATTGAAACAAACGGCAGCGTTGATTTACGTCCATTCAAACTACTCAAAGAAAAACTTAGCCGCAATAAATACTTTTTTACTATGGATGTGAAATGTCCTTCAAGTGGCATGACCGATAAAATGCTATTAGATAATTTAGAGTTATTAGATGAATTGGATGTAATTAAATTTGTTGTGGGTAGCCAAGTCGATTTAGATTATGCTAAGGGAATAATTCAAAATTATCCTATAAAAGCTGTGCCATATATTAGTCCTGTATTTGGTTTTTATCCTGCCCTTGTGGTTGATTATATTAAAGAGCATAATTTGCCAGCTGTTTTTCAGCTTCAGTTACATAAATATGTTTGGGATCCTAATAAGAGGGGTGTGTAATGGGTAAGATTATTTTTGTTCCTATTGAACGAATAGATCGACGCTATAGCAATCAGTGGTTTGATTGGTTTATACAAAGTTTTGAGCGTCTTGGTAAAGAGGTATTAACTGTAGGATCTACAGATTTAAAAGAAATAAAAGTAGGTCAATTTTTAGATGTATATGATACTAATGTCTACAAATTAGGTCAATTGCAAGAAATTATTGAATTACTTAAAGTCCATAATGATATTGATTGTATCTTTTTTATGGACTACTGGTTCCCAGGCGTTGAGGCGTTAGCCTACATTAGAGATAATGCCCGTATGAATTTTAGAATTAAAGGCATGTTACATGCCGGAACTTATGATGATTTTGATTTTATCACTCAAAATGGATGTGGAGTATGGGGGGAACATTTTGAAAGATCTTTATTAGAAATAGCTGATGAGGTTTTTGTAGGATCTCAGCTTCATAGACAAGAGATAATTCAAAGACGGGGCGAGCATTGTAAGGTAACAGTAGTAGATTATCCTGTTTATGAGTGTACAGAGTATTTACATTTAGTAGATCGTAAAGATAATATAGTAGTTTTTCCTCATAGATTAGGTAAAGATAAACAGCCCGAACTATTCAAGGTTGTAGAGCAGATGTATAGGGAAAGATACCCTAACTCAGATGTGAAGTTTGTGAGAACTTTAGATTATAATTTAACCAAAGAAGCTTATTATACTTTGTTAGCTCAAAGCAAGGCTGTGGTAAGTTTTGCTACTCATGAGTTATTTGGAATAGCTATGTTGGAGGCTGTAAACTTAAAATGTTATCCTATAGCTCCAAATAGGTTAGCTTATAAAGAAACTCTTAAAGAGTATAAGTTATATGAAACCTTAGACGAGTGTGTAGATTTACTTAGAATGGCTATAAACGGTAATCCTCCAATATATCCTTCAAGGTATTCAAGTAATGTAGATAATATAGTGAGGTTAATCTAAATGAAAATGTGTATAGTAATTACTCTTCAGGTAGAAGGAATTCATAGGTGGGCAGCGTGTCCTATTCCGGAAGTAAGTTTTCTTAAAAACTTTCATAGACATATATTTCATATAAATATGGTAAAAGAGGTATCTCACGATGATAGGGATGTGGAAATAATTCAATTAAAAAGAGCAGTTTTAAAAGATTTAAATGAAAAGTTCTACAATGAAGATGAAAATTGCCTATTTTTAGATGATTGGAGTTGTGAAAGACTGTGCGCTTACCTGATAGAAAAATTTGGGTGTATAGTGGTAAAAGTTCTAGAAGATAATGAAAATGGAGCTATGGTTAGTGTTTAATCTAATTTTAAATTTTATAATAGGGCTGAGCATAGGGGTAGTATGTCGATTTATATATCTTCCCTGCCCTGCTCCAATAAACTTAGGCGGTATTTTAGTTATTGCCGGAATATATGTTGGATACTCGTTGGTTAAAGGAGAATTTCTATGGTAACTATAAATGATGCTCGTGAGTGTATAAAAAAGATCTTACAATATTTAGGAGAAAATCCTGATAGGGAGGGGTTATTAAAAACTCCTGATAGGGTAGTTAAATCTTGGGATACTTTATTTGGTGGTTATTTATTAAAACCTGAGAGTGTTTTGGAAGTAACCTTTAAAGAGTGTAGTCAGTATGATGAGATGATTATCTTAAGAGATATAGAGTTTTACTCAACCTGTGAACACCACATGCTTCCTTTTTTTGGAAAGGTTCACGTAGCTTATCTACCAGAATTAGGGGATAGTTGTAAAGTGGTTGGCGTATCTAAGCTAGCTAGATTGGTGGATATACATGCCAGAAGGCTACAAATACAGGAAAGAATGACCCAAGATATAGCAATGGATTTAGAAAAAGCTATAAATGCTAGGGGTGTGGGTGTAATCGTTGAGGCTCAGCATTTTTGTATGACCTCAAGAGGAGTGCAGAAGAAACATAGTATTATGAGCACCTCTGCCATGAGGGGCGAATTTAGAACTATTCCTATGGTAAGACAAGAATTTTTACAATTAGTGAAAGGAGCTTAACATGTGTGAAAACTGTACTTGTAATAAAGATTCATTGAGCAAATACGAAACCGCACAGCTGGTAGCAGAACTTAAATCAAGAACAGATATCTGTGATTCGTTTCATACCAGCCCTGATATAGCTTGTGATTTAGATTTTTATAATTTAGATAATACATTAACCGATTCTCATAGAGTAACGGAAGTAGCAACAATTTTAGTAATAACAGATTAAAGGAGGACAATATGTCTAAACTAACAGTAAAAACGGATGTTATGCAAAAACTTTTAAACAAGGTTATGAAGGGGGTTCTTGATAGTCCATTACTTCCTATAACCTCGATGCTGGGCATCAAATTAGAAAATGGATTGTTATCAATATCTGCCTATGACAAATTAAATTATATAAAAGTTAGGCAGAGTGGTATAGTTGGAGAGAACTTTGAAATAACGGTTATGGCTGACAGATTTAATAAAATCGTTCAGAAAAACACTGTTGAAAATATTACTCTTACCAACAAGGGCGACCATCTTGAACTAAGAGGAAACGGTGTTTATAAGTTAGAACTACCTATAGACCCATCTACAAATGAAATAGTTAAGTTTCCAGCTATTCCTCAAATTCAAGGAGACTCATCCATTATACCGTTAACCACAGTTAAAGCTGTTTTAGACTACAATAAATTAGCTTTGGCAAGATCTGGAGATGTAGTTTCAAGAACGGGTTATTACTGTGCCGATAAGGTAATGACTACAAATAATGAGATTATAGTTCTTAACGATGTACACATGCTGGATAAACCTTTCTTAGCTTCAAAGGAATTATTCATACTGTTATCTACTATATCTCAAGATACAATTAACGTAATTAGACGGAATAAAGAAATAGTATTCATAACAGATGAGGTAGTTATATATTCCGTAGAGCTTGAAGATGCTACATCATTCCAGTATGACCAGTTTGTGCAATATGTATCTTTAGATTTACCAAGTTCTTGTAAATTAGATAAAAACTTACTGCTGAGTGTTATGGATAGGGTTAGCCTATTTATGAATAAGCAGGATAATGATGTTATAAAATTAAAATTTACAGCATCGGGCTTAGAGGTAGACAGTAAGGCATTAACAGGAAGCGAGCTTATTAGTTATTCTCAAAGTGATAATTTTTCAGATTTTAGTTGTTATGTAATTTACAACTATATCAAAGACATAATATCAGCCCAAAGAGATGTAACGGCTGAAACAGAAAAACGTTCACCTCTTGTAGAGTTACATTATGGAAATGACAGCGTTCTAAAAGTTATAGGACAGAACGTACAATGTGCATTAGCTCTTGTTTCAGAAGGATCTATGGAAACAGCTCCCGCAGAGGTGGAGGCTGTAGCTGAAGTTGATGATATATCTGAAGAAGATATAGATGTAGCGATATCAGAAGAAACGTCTTATTAGTTTGGAGTAATTAATGTCTAGAGTATCTTTAAAACAAATTCACGGTTTTGTAAATCAAGAAGTAAATAACATGTCTGTTGATAAAGTATTTCTTCAGGATTTGACAATGTCTATAGAAAAGAGTCAGTCACAAAAACCGTTAAGTAGAACATATAAACCCTCTTCCTTAAATTGTATGAGAGGTATGTATTATCAAATTACAGGAACAATTCCTGATAAGAGTACCTCCTCGGCAAATAATATAGGAATGGGGGAATCAGGAACTGATAGACACGAAAGAATACAGAAAGCAATTATGGCTCTGGCTCTGGATAATGAACAGTATGAGTTTGTGGATGTTGAAACTTACATAAAAGAAAAAAATATTCCTCATTTACAAGTTGTAAGCAAAACAGCTACCGAAACTAAATGTTTCCATACTGTTCTTAACATGAGCTTTATGTGTGACGGTATCCTTAAGATAAAAGGCGAGTATTATGTCTTTGAATTTAAAACAGAAGGCTCAATGAAGTTTTCAAAACGTGAGGATGTAGACCCAGATCATAAAAATCAAGCTACCTGTTATTGTTTAGCTTTCGATATTGGTCAGGTTATATTTTTATATGAAAACAGAGATACTTTAGATAAAAAAGCATTTTTATTTACAGTTATTGAGGGTTTAAAGCAAGATATAGTTAATAAGATATCTACTTGTGATAACTATGTGTCAAAATTA